CAGTAAAAGGATTCCTTGCAGGTGGTTTGAATATTCTTGGTAAAATTCAAGGACTACTTAATTGTAAAGATGGTGGTGGAAAGTGTCATGTTGTTGAGACATATGATTTAAAAGGACAAGTGAAACCTAAGACAAATGAAGCAAAGAAACAAAATCGCATAGCAAAAATATTTACAGGAGTTGCAGAAGGTATTCAAAGTGCTAATGAAGGAATTGATAATTTAACAAAAGATGTTGGTAATTGGGGATTATTTGCAGGAAGGAATAAAGTTACGAAAGAAATGGAGTTAAAGAGAGTTAATAAAGAATTATCCGATGTAGAGTTAGAGATAGAAAAAATTCAAAAGGAAATTGATTCCAAAGAAAGTGAAATCAAAAAATTAGAATCTGAGACAGTAGATCCAGTTTTAGATCAACTTAAT